AATTATAAATATATGGAATTTACAGAAAAAGAAAAAACTCAAATTGCCGAAGATAATAAGCATGTTTCTACTGCTGAAATTGAAAAAGATATTAAAGGATCATCCCGTTGATAAACGCAAGGTTTTGATTTACCCCACACCCGCTCTCACTATACATAAGGAGCAAAGTATAGTGAGCAGAGGTGTGGGGTAGAAAAAAATAAGTAATTTATAAACTTTATGACACAAAAAATAGAATCATTAGATTTAGACAAGTTACTCCAACCGTGTTGGAGAACGGGGCAAGCATAATAGCTTTTAATACTAATTTGGTTATTGTTTTAATTTATAAATATCTGGCTCTCCCGAACTAAATATAGCTAAACCTATAAATGGTTATTATATGGCGTTCGGAGAGCTGGGTAAGTTATAGTCGTGGCGTGGTCGTATAGTATAAATTCAGTTTTGCAGTTTGGCACTATATATAGTGTTGCAAAACTGCCAAACTGAGATTTTAAGCGTTACCTTTGGCGGAAAGGGGGCTAAAAGGAGGCAAGCAATGCTAAAAAGAATCATCCAGTGCGGAGGATGCAAGCGCATATTCAAGACAGGAGAATGGCGAAATGTCCACAAGTACATTCTTGATTACGCAGAAATCAGGAGTGATGACATCCAAGAGCGAACCTGTCCAATCTGTCAGGAGAAGCTAAATGGAATCCGCTACGCAATGTCCAGAATGTCGCAAGTACCAGAAATGCGACGGAGAATGGAAAGCATTGGAATCAACTGAAGAGATGGCGTATGTGTATCAAAAGATGAAAAGAATATACGTCATTTGCCCAGTCTGCAAGAAAGGAAGGGTGAATATTCCTCATACTTCCGTAGGAGCACAGCATCCTGCGGCAAGAGTAAACCTTAAATAAAGGAGGTGGGGAGGTACAACGTGGCGGGAGGCGTTGAAAAATAAGCTCCCGCACCATTTTTACAATCAGATAAGAGGAGTGGCGGTGAGCAAAAAATAAAAAAATATGACTGATAAACAAAAAATTAAACTAGCCTTGCATTATGTTTCTCTTAATAATACATGGGAAGATGTGGAAATAGATTTAACCACAAATGTAAAAGTAACAGACAGGGAAAAGGAAATGGCTCAATCTTTAGGTGATATTTATACACTCCTGCATCCAAGTAAGAAATGCAGACATACGGAATGGGAAAAAGGACACGAAGCTATGCTAGATAAATTGGGGGAGCGATGTTAAAAAATTCCTCCGCACCATTTCCTTATGACTAAATTCGAAATTGGGGATAGTTGAATATGCTGAAATTTTTTAGTGTGCTATAATTAAATTACAGAATTCTAAACAATTGATATGGAGAATAAAAAGGTAAAAATTAATCAATAATATCACAGCTATTTTAATGCTGTTTTTTTAATGTTTATGATTATCAAATCGTGTAATAAATATCGTAATCAATAAAATAATAATATAAATTATGCCAGAAACAACTACTCCAAATCCAACACCAGAACCAACTACAGAACAGGCCCCACAAGAGCCACCTAAGCCACCACCAGAGCCTAAACAGCCTACTCCGGAGGAAATACAGGCCTTAAATATTGAAATGCAGGCTGTTCTTACTAAACATGGTTTTCAAATGGTCCCACAAATGCAAGCAATTCCACAAGGAAATGGTATGTTAGTTACTCCAATATTGTCTTTAATTAAAAAGCCAGATGATGTTAAGAGTCAGATTTTAAAACCTTAGAATTATAAAAGTATGATATGTCAGAACATAAAACAGAAGAGGTGTCAACGGTGGGCAGGAAGTGGTTTGATTTAACAGAAGAAGATATTAAAAAAGGCAGAACTGAAGAATTTATAATCTCGAAATGTCAAGAGATATGGGAATTAGATGGAACAGATACTGATGCGGCATCTCATGCTAATATCAGCAATAAATCATTATCAAGATACTTAAAAGCACATCCTAAAACAGAATTATTGCGAGATAGATTAAAAGCAAAACCAGTTATGACAGCTAGGCGTACTGTTGTAAGCAAAATGACAGAGAGTTATAACAATTCAATGGACTATTTATCACGCAAGAAAAAAAAGGAATTCGGTAATCAAGAAGATTCAAAGCCACCGCAAACAGTAAATATAATAAATATCCTAGCGAATCCAGAAGTACAAAAAGCTACTACTAATTATGAGGAAATTTTAAAGAAGCAATTATATGCTGAACCGCCTAAAAAAATTGAAGAAGCTGTGGAAGTTGACGGAGCAGGAGGACGAGAAGAAAGTTGACCAAGCCTTAGAAGAAATGGAAACCAACGGAGTTTTTTTGCCGGATATGACTCGCGAGGAGCAAGAGCAATACATGAGAGAGGAGCAAGGTTGGAAGGGATTGTATAACAAGGTAAGGGAGATTGTAAAATGAGTCCTGAAAGCAAGGTTGAAAAGTTAAAGAAGCACGTGGACAGCAATAGAGAGCAGAGAAAAGAATCAGAGAAGCAAAAGAAATTCCAAGGGAAGCATATGAGGATGATTACAGACGCTCCTAGTGTGAGTAAAGCTGATTTTTGGTGCGATGTATGCGAGTTAGATTTTGAGAGCGTAGGGATTAAAGTTATAATCGGTAGCTACAAGATTCCCATAGCCAAGTATGAGGTCAAATGTCCTAAATGTAAGAAAAATTGTATTAGGCGCATTACAGACAAAGCTACAGATCCTTATTACACACAGTCCAGAAAGCATAAAGAAGAGCAACAAAAGCATCGTCTAGACCTGCTACAGCCGGGTCAAGACGGCTTTAAAACGCTCTACGGCGATCCTATGGCTCCTTATAATGAGCAAATGGAGGCAAAAGCGCGCACTGAGTGGAAAAAGACACATTAAGCTTACTATATAACCACCGACTCGATACCGACTCGATAGCGAGCGATTTTACTCGACAATTCTTTTTATAAATTTATCCTTGTATTCAGCGTCAAAAAATTTATCAATAGACACATGGATATAAAAGACACATCAGTTCTACATTGGATTCTGGACAAGGGAATAAAGGATGAAAAAGGCGAGCCATTGAATTACTATCACCATTTATTCTTACTCGACATACTCACTGATTGGAACAAAAACATTGTAGTTAAAAAATGCTCACAGATTGGAGGTTCAGTTACGTTCAACCTTAAAATATTCTTTGCGGCTTTAACATACGGATTTAATTCCATCTACACATTCCCAAGCGATTCAGATGTATCAGAGTTTGTAAGTTCTAAGACAAATCCGCTTTTACAAGTTAATAGAGATGTATTTGGAGATATTAAAACAGACAGCATAGAACGCAAGGAGATAAACGGTAGATTCTTGTTCTTCAAGGGTACAATCTCAAAGACTGCGGCCATAATGACTACAGCAGATGTGTTGATTCACGACGAAGCTGATAGAAGCGACCAAAAGACCTTATTAGATTATAAATCTCGTATTAAAGGCAAGGATAGCTGGAAAGGGCGTTGGATATTTTCCAACCCTACTACTGAAAAGGGAGCTGTGGACGAAGCGTGGATAAAATCAGACCAAAAGGAATGGCACATCACTTGTGAACACTGCAAAGTACAGCAGAAACTCCAATGGCCCGAGAGCATTGATTTAACTAGACGAATATTCATATGCACTAAATGTAAATTAGAAATTAGCGATAACACGCGCAGAACAGGCAAATGGATAGCAGATAAGCCAGATGCCAAGGTATCCGGCTACCACATATCCCATTTAATGGCCTCATGGATCACAGCAGATGAGATAATAGACGAAAGCGAGGGCGACCAAGAGTATTTTTATAACTTCGTTTTAGGTGAGCCGTACAATCCGGGCGATTTAAAGATTACACGCTCTACGATTCTGGATAATTGGACTCCAAAAGACCTTGTAACCTCTCAATATTACTTAGGAGTTGACGTTGGCAACATAAAACATTACTGCCTAGGGAGCGAGAGAGGACTGATAAAAGTGGGTAAATTCACCAAATGGAGCGAATTAGACGATATTTTGAGCGTCTACAAGCCGATTACAGTGATTGACGCGTTGCCGGATACGGTTATGAGCAAGTATTATGTGGATAATTACACTTCGTTCTACATGAGCTACTTCTCTAGGAATGAGCAGAACCCACAAATGATTGTATGGTGGGGTGAAAAAGACAAGACAGGCGTTGTTTATTCGAATCGTAACCGCATACTGGACCAGTTAATTGACGAAATTGTACAAGCTAAGGTGTTGTTCGGATTAAATTCAGATAGGATGTTCGCTGAATACATTAAGCATTGGGAAACATTGCGTAGAGTTAAAGAGGTTGATACCAAGGGTATAGAAAGATATTCTTGGCTCAGTACAACGGGTGAGGACCATTATGTACTTAGCACGCTATATTGGTATCTTGCGCGTCTTACGCTTGGAGCTGGTGCCGTATTCTCTGGCGACAACCAAGAGAAAGCAGAAGTGATTAAACACACGTCAGAGGGCGATTTTGCTAACATAGGTGAGGTTTTAGAGGAGATTTTACCAGATAATAGATAAAACAAAATGCTAACTGATTCGCACAACCTAGAACAATACATTGTATCTGAATTTGGTGCTGACCAGCTACCTAGATATTGGCATAACATTAAAAAGCTCATCAATACCAATGCCCTAGATGTACGAAAAGGTCAAGTTATAGTATCATTCAGCGCAGAGGGTATGATTACTGATATTGAGGTTAAGAAGAATTTGTTTACAAAGAAAACATAGTATAGTATTATTAAACTGTCCCACAATCTTTGACGGTTACCTCCATAGACCATAATCAAGGACGGGCGAGAAGTGTTCGCGAGATGGTGTGTACAAATCTACACATCATAGGCGGACACCTTTTGCCCGTCTTTTTATATGCCTAAAATTGAAGAATTAAAAGATAAAGACCTATGCAAGCTCGTTGATAATCGTTGGAACTCATCAGAGAGCATCTGGAATATTGTAAAAAGAGTTTATTTCAGGAACTCTCAATATTATGATATTGAGAGTTCTGACGACCAGAGTTCTGACGGCAAGGATCAGTACGAAGATTTTGGGCATGGGGATACCAGCCATTCACGGATACCTGAGTACACTCGCAATGTGCCTATCAAGAAATCAAACACGCGGGCCAACAGAATATTTATTGATGCAGAAGCGGTTATCAATTCTCTTATAGCCAGACCTCCTAAGCCTAATTTCTTGCCCGGACGCACTACACCCGAGAGCAAGGACTTGGCCGAGCTACAGGAGAAATATTTTTTACGCAAATATGACGACCTTAATGTTAAGGAGGTATTTAGAAAAGGAATGCGCAACCTCTACCTATCGCGCCTTGTGGTCTTGAAACCATTTTGGAATAAAAAGACAAATGATTTTGATGTTAAATCTTTAGACCCTCGCAGGGTACGCTTTGGCAAGAAAGCATCTAATGAGGTTGAGAGCGAGTTCGCTATTGAGGAGATTGACGACACCTTAGAGAATGTCATTAACCGCTTTCCTGATAAGAAAGAAGCCATATTAAAGAAAGTAGGAATCAGCGAGGATCAGATAGCTATTCAGAACCCAGAAGAAACCTACAAAGAGGCGTGGATACAAGATAGATTGATAATCAAATTTGAGGATATTATTTTGAGCAGAGGACGGAACCCTTATTGGGATTGGGATGGTGTGATGATAACAAAAGAAGAGGGACTTAAACTTGCCAAAGACGAAACCACGCCAAAAGAAAGAAAAGAAATACTCGGTACAGCTCGCGATGCAGGCAGAAATGCTAAGAATGAAGACGGTTCAGAGAACACAGAACTTGAAGCGCACTTTTTCAATCACTTTGACATGCCTCGCAAGCCATATATATTCGCAACCGTACTTTCTAATTTAGACCGTCCTATTGGTAGAACAGATTTTATCTCCCAAGCTATTCCCTTACAGGAGTCATTGGATAGGAAGAAGCGCCAGATAGATGACAACGCCCAGATAATCAATGGAATGATTAAGGTTGATTCAGGGGTTATGACCAAGAAAGACGCTCAATCGCTACGTTGGGAAACTTCCGGCATAATTTGGGGCAAAGGTGTTGCAACAGGTGTTACGCGTGAAATGGGACAGGCATTGCCTAACTTTATAATGGAGGACATGAAAGACAGTCGAGAGGAGATTGATAATGTCATGGCCGCAACATCCGCTTTTAGAGGCGAGAGAGAGGGTTCAGAAACCAAAGGCGGGCGGTTAGCGCTTGTGGAACAGTCATTCCAACGGCTTAATGAGATGATTCAAGTTGTTGACTATATTGCCTACGAATTATTTAATTGGCAGTATCATCTTGCTAAAACTCGTTACACAGAGATTCACTATACCAAGACAATGGGTTCTGACAACGCTCTTAAAATCATTGAGTTGATGCAGGATGACTTCGAGGATGGTACAGAGGTTCGCATTATTCCCGGCAATACTTTGCCAGAGGACAAGAAATTCAAGTTTGAACTGGCCCAAGCAGATGTAGAGAAAGGCGTGTTAGCTCCGCTTGATTACTTCAAGATGGGTCCATACGACAATCCAGCCGAGATAGCCAAGAATTCTGAACTTTATCAATTAAACCCAGCTAAGTTTGTTGGGATTACGGATCAAGAGTTGGCTCAATTTCAGCCACAGCCAGTAGCACCGCCACAGGGTCCACCCACGCAACCAGCACAATAATTAAATATATGTCAGATCAGTATGCAGGGAGAGGTACAGAACACGACTCCTAAGCTCATCCAGTATTAAATTGGATTTGTCCTCAATGTAGTGAGGATATTGGGTTTACAAGAATTGCGGATTTACTTGCAAGATTACGACGTATATTAAAAAAGATTTTAGATTATTAACAATTTATTAGATTATAAGTAATTGACCAAGTCGTTCAAAAGCAGTCGCAAGACCAAGCCAGCGAACGTCAGTCATAAACATATGGAAGATCCAGCAGATGTATTAGATATTCCAGCAGAGCCAGCTCAAGGCAGTGCGCCCGAAGGGGATGCACCAAGCCAAGAGCCAGCCGAAGGTGGAGAGCAACCTAGCGAAGGTGACGCAGTTCCTAGTGAACCAAGCGGCACTCCAGCTGAAGCCACGTACGATGTAAGCGGCAGGCAGTTGACAGGCGAACAGCTTAGAGAAGAATATACTAAGTTGCAAGCCGACCATACTGTCAAGTCACAGGAATTAGCAAAGATTAATAAATCGCAAGCACCTCCTGAAACTCCGCAATATGAATGGCAGAAGCCAGATTGGCAACCCAAGTCATATGCAGAGATTTTAGAGGCTAACGAGCAAAAGGCCGAGCTTAAACAGCAACGCATAGATGCTCAAACAGTAGAAGATAAACGATTGAATGACGAAGTCATAGACGCTCAACTAACTGAAATACGCAAAATTGAGCCAAATTTGAGTGAAGACCTTTTGTTTCAGAGAGCCACAAAACTCGGCTCAAAGGATTTAATGGCCGTATTCAAGGACATGCAAGACCAGAAACTCGCTATCAAGATGACTGAACAGAAAATTGTCAAGAACATACAACAGCGAGGAACCGATCCAGTTGATCCAAAGGGCGGAGGAGCTGATACTAGCGAGGGTATTGATTATCATGGGTATGGCGAAGAAAGCCCGCAGGAAATGCTTGTGAGATTGAAAGGATAATTAAACATGGAATTTACAGATGCAGTGAAAACAGTAACAAGGGAAAAGATAATTCCGGAAGTTTTCGATACTGTTTCACAAGGAAGCCCGTTTTTAATGACGATGCTTCAAAACGCCAAAGAATGGCGTACTGGATTTCAATTGCAGTTTATATTGAAATACCAAGATTCCACTAATGGTGGAAATATAGGAATTGCCGATAAGTTGGATACTAATCGGCAGGAAGTACGTGTTAAGTCGAAATTCAATCCAAAGATGGCTTATAAGCCAGTTGTTATTGCTCATATAGAAACAGCTCTTAATAGCGGAGATGAGCAAGTATTAGATTTGCTTGAAACAGAGTTTGACTCCCAAGCAAGTTCTTTGATGACGCTGATGGCCGATAACTTGTTTGCAGGCAATGGAACAGGTAATGAGTGGGATTCTATTACCAACGCGGCAGATGACGCAACAAACTTTGCTACATATGGAACTCTTACTCGTTCCACATATTCTCCGGCTTTAGACGGATACTACCTAGCTTCAGCAGGAGTATTGACGCTTGCTAAACTTGCTACGTCTTGGAGAAGC